ATGTTAACTCTTAAACTAGGTCAAGCAAATGTCCCGCTCATTGTCACAAATCATACATACGATGTCATCGGAGCTTACGTACCAACTAAAGAAATGGGAGGAGGTTCTGGACTCAAATATGCAGCAAGTACGATCATCTATCTTAGCAAAAAGAAAGAAAAAGATGGAACGGAGGTGGTCGGCAATATTATCAAAGCTAAGACTGCTAAGTCGCGTTTGAGTAAGGAGAATAAAGATGTTGAAGTCCGTCTGTATTATGATGAGCGCGGTCTTGATCGTTACTATGGTCTTCTGGAACTTGGTGAACTTGGTGGACTCTGGAAGAATGTAGCAGGACGCTATGAGATTGATGGTAAGAAAATCTACGGCAAACAGATTCTCGCAAATCCAGAAGAGTATTTCACTGAAGAAGTGATGCAAAAACTTGATGCGATTGCAAGAGAGGAGTTCAGTTACGGTAAATGATTAAGATTCTGAAAACAGGAATCAATGTATCAAAAGTTGTAGATCAACTTAAAAAATATCCACAGGACTGGGACCATCAAAAGCATTTGAAGGATTCTCAGTCCTTAGTTGATAGAGGATTTGCAGACTTGCCTGTAAGTGCATTGCAACTTATAATGGGCGGAGTTAAAAGCAAAGAAGACTTTGTTGGAGATTCTGAAATTAGCATCAAGACTCCCGCATACGAACATCACAGTGAAATCAGAAAGATTATACGCAAACAATTTGGAAATAGAGAATTACACCGTTGTGGTTTTCTTTCTTTGCCTGTTGATGAAATTGTAGGAGCACATATTGATGAAGGGACTTATTATCTAACAAGGGATAGATATCATCTTTCTATTCTTGGAAGATATCAGTATTTCTGTGGAACAGACACAGTAATTGTTGAACCAGGAACTCTATTATGGTTTAATAATAAATTACCTCACGGAACTGTTAACGTAGGTGATGAGACTAGAATAACATTTGTATTTGATATGCCGCATGGAACAAGTTGAGTTTCTTATTCTTCGTAACCTTTTGCACAACGAGGAATATGTTCGTAAAGTCATTCCATTTCTCAAGTCTGAATACTTTGAGGATACGAATCAAAAAGTTGTATTTGAAGAAATATTAAAGTTTATTCAAGAATACAATGAACCAGCTACAAAAGAAGTTCTTTGTATTGAAGTAGAAAAGCGTCAAGATATCAACGATACTTCTTTTAAAGAAATTACTCATCTGATTGGATGTCTTGATGATGTTCCAGCAGAGTTTAATTGGTTATGTGATACGACTGAGAAGTGGTGCCGTGATCGTGCTATCTATCTTGCACTTATGGAATCAATCCATATTGCAGATGGTAAGGATGAAAAGAAAAATCGTGATAGCATTCCTAGCATTCTATCGGATGCTCTTGCTGTATCTTTTGATACTCACATTGGACACGATTATCTGTTAGACTATGAACAACGTTATGAGTCCTATCATAAAAAGGAAGACAAAATTGAATTCGACTTGGAGTTCTTTAACAAAATTACAAAAGGGGGTTTACCTAATAAGACTCTCAACATCGCTCTTGCTGGTACGGGTGTCGGAAAAAGTCTCTTTATGTGCCATGTTGCTTCTTCCGTCTTACTGCAAGGCAGGAACGTTCTCTACATCACTCTTGAAATGGCGGAGGAGCGAATTGCTGAGCGAATTGATGCCAACCTTCTTAATGTCCCGATTCAGGACATTTCAGAACTACCAAAGCAGATGTTTGAGAATAAGGTCACAAACCTTGCGAAGAAAACTCAGGGCACTCTTATAATCAAAGAGTATCCTACTGCATCAGCACACGCAGGACATTTCAAATCACTTCTTAATGAACTTGCTCTCAAAAAGTCATTTAGACCTGATATTATTTTCATTGATTACCTTAATATTTGTGCTTCTTCTAGGTATCGCGGAAACAGTAACATCAACTCTTATACTTTCGTCAAGGCAATTGCTGAGGAACTTAGGGGACTTGCAGTAGAGTTTAATGTCCCAATTGTTTCTGCTACTCAGACCACTCGCTCAGGTTATGGTTCTTCTGATGTTGAACTTACTGATACTAGCGAGTCCTTTGGTCTTCCTGCTACTGCTGACCTTATGTTTGCCCTTATTAGCACTGAAGAGTTGGAGGGACTTGGACAGATTCTAGTCAAGCAACTGAAGAATCGATATAATGACCCAACCATTCACAAACGTTTTGTGGTTGGCATTGACCGTGCAAAGATGCGTCTTTATGACTGTGAACAATCTGCTCAACAAGATATTCTTGACAATGGGAAAGAAGAAGAGTATGATTATGAAGAAAAGAAACCTAAAAAATCATTTGAGGGATTTAAGTTTTGATTAATATTGAAAAAGAAACTCTTGAAGACGGAACTCTAAAATTTACTATGACTGAAAACACTAAAAAAGTTATTGATAGCGATAAGTATATTGAGTTTGTGCGCCAAACCACAAGTCCTGCAAGCAGTGACTTTGCACAACTTCTTGCACGAATGACTGAACTTGAAGCAAATAATGATGCTGATGTTCCTCGTCTTCTAACTGCCGCTCTTGGTATGACTGCTGAGGCAGGAGAGTTCACTGAAGTTGTAAAGAAAATCATTCTCCAAGGAAAACCTTACACTGAAGAAAATGTCTTTCATATGAAGCGTGAACTTGGTGATATCTGTTGGTATCTTGCTCAAGCTTGTATGGCACTTGATACAAACTTCCGTGAGATTATGGAAATGAACTATGAGAAACTGAGTGCTCGTTATCCTGAAGGTGCATTTGACGTATATAGAAGTGAAAATCGTGTGGAGGGAGACCTGTGACTAAAGAAAAACAAGTAACAGTTAAAATGGATGCTCGTGCTGCAGCAGCAGTCCGTCAAGTTCTTTTTGAAGCACAGCGAGGATACACTTATGACGAAGTAAGTGTCCCTCCTCGGATTGCTGATATTCGTTCAGTTATTCAAAATATTGATGATAATCTCGGCGCAGTTCTTGGTGTTGAATAAATACTTAGAAAACAACAATGTATTTTTCTGAGTGGATCAAAATCTTAAAAGAAAAACTTGAAAAAAGTAAAGAGAGTGGTTTTAGAAAAAAATCTAAAAAATCAATCGATATTGATTCTGAACATTACCCAATTGAACTAGTTTAATTTATAAATACCTAAAAAAGTATTTGTAAAAATGGACTCTAAAGAACTTCGCGGTTTGGTAGAAGCATATTCTGAAGTTTATGCTCCTCAGGAAGTTAATGAAGCAGTAAGGGGCGAACCTTCAGAAAGAAGAGCAGACCTTGCTGCTGAAAGAAGAGCAGGACATAGACCTCTTTCTGCAAAAGAAGGTGAGAAATATGCTTCTTACAAGATGTCTCAAATGGCTTATGCAAAGCGTAAGAGAATGGGTGAAGAGGTAGATGTCTTTGATACTGTTTTTGAGTTTCTTCAAACCGAAGGATATGAGAATCCAGAACAGATGATGACTGAACTTTCATCTGAAGAGATTGATGCTATTCTTGAGGCATCATATTCGGCAAAAGCAGCAAGAGCAGGTAAGGATATTGGAAAACCTGGTAAAGCATTTGCAAAGATTGCAAAGGAAGCAGGTAAGCGTTATGGCTCTAAAGAGCGTGGTGAAAAAGTAGCAGGAGCAGTTCTTGCAAAACTTCGCGCTAAGCACGAAGAAGTTGAGTATGTAGGTGAAGCACAAGCAGCAAGAGAAAATCCTGAAAAGTATGAAGCGGGAGAAAAGAAAAAGTATGCTCCTGTTCGTGGAGAAAAAACTCCTATGCCACCAAGAGGTGATAAGCGTAGAGAGGACTTTGAGAAGTGGTATGCTGCTAATGTTCGCTGATAAATAACCACGGAAGGTTGCTCTAACCCCTTGACTTTTTAGTTGAGGGGTTTTATAATATCTACATTCGGGGAATTAGCTCATTTGGTAGAGCACCGCCTTTGCACGGCGGGGGTGAGGGGTTCGAGTCCCCTATTCTCCATAAATAAAAATAAAAAATGGCTGCGGATAAGGGCAAACAGTTTGAATATGCTGTCATGTTAGCTGCTTATGGTAGAATAAATGAAGAATTAACTGGAGAAGTTAAGAGTACATTTGATACCATAATGAGAAATACAAATAATGGTGCATTAATATCTGATGATGTTATGAAGGCTGCTAGAGAAACTATGGATAGGATTGAGCCAAGCACTAATAAGTTGGATTTTTACAAGTCATTTAGACAACTTGGTGGTGGTGCGGGTGGTGGAGGAGAACCAAAAACTGATATCCTTTACAAAAAAGGGGGTAAAAAATATAGGGTATCTATGAAATGGGGGGATAAATATCAGTTATCAAGTGCTGGTATTTCAAAAACTGTGAAAGTTTTAACTGATGTTTTAAAAGGTGCTGCTAAAGAAGGTGGGATGAACGTAAATAATCTTGGTGAAATAGCACTTATTTTAGAGCAGATTGATAATCAGTTGGGAACTTTGCCTAAAAAGGGCGAACAATCTTTTATGAAATCAAAACTTGCAAAAGCAAATCATTTAAACTTACAACTTCAAGAAATACTTGGTTCTCGAAAAAATCCAAAGGCTGCAGAGGCTTTTTCTTATTTTAAAGATGCTGTAGTTAGAGAATCATTGACGGGTCAATATTTGTTTGGAAAAAATGCGGATGCAACTGCTGAATATGTTTTAAATGAAAAGGAATTAAAAGTAATAGATAATAATCTTGTAAGAGAAATATCCGATAAAACTTACGTTAGGTTAAGATTGAAGGGTAGAGGTAAAACTGCTGAGGGAGTTAGACTAAATGAATTGGTTGTTACCATAGAACCAAAATAATAAATAAAGGTATAAGATTAAACAATATGAAGAGTTTCTCAAGTTTTTTATCAGAAGCGACGCAATCGCAAGCATCTCAACAGGCTCAAAAACTGGGTCTGAAGGGTGATGGGCACGGCGGTTGGTTGGATCGTTCTGGTAAAGTTGTAGCAAGAACCGATAAAGGAAAACTTAAGTTTATTGATGGACGCCAAGCAGGAGCAGAGGAACCTGCAGCAGCACCAAGACAAGCAGGTCCTGCTCCAACACCACAGCCACAAGCAGCACAAGCACCTGCACCAGTTCCACAACAAGCACCTGGAGCAGCACCGCAAGATCAAGCACAAGAACAAGAACTTCCACCACTGACTGTTGTATTTGGTCGCTTCAATCCACCAACAGTCGGACACGAAAAACTTCTCAAGTCAGCAAAGAGAATTTCTGCTGGTGGAGACATTAAGATTTATCCATCAAGAACTCAAGATCCTAAAAAGAACCCACTGGATCCGAATAAGAAAGTTTCGTTTATGAAAAAGATGTTTCCTGAATTTAAGGATAATATCATCAATGATGAGGAAATGAAGAGTATCTTTAATGTTCTTGTTGCTGCAAACGAAGAAGGATATAATAATGTAAACATCGTTGTAGGTTCTGATCGTCAAGCAGAGTTTGAAAACCTTGCACAAAAGTATAATGGAGACCTTTACACATTTGATCAAATCCGTGTAATCTCTGCTGGAGTTCGTGACGCGGATGCTGAAGGTGTAGAAGGAATGTCTGCATCCAAAATGAGAAAAGCAGTGATGGATGATGACTTTAATTCTTTCCGTAGAGGGACACCAAAGACACTTGATGATGGAGATACTCAATCTCTGTTTAATGCAGTTCG